ATGTTTGCTAAGATCTGGTACGATGACTTAGATAAAAAGATGAACGAAGTTCTAGATATAGATTTTGATTCTTATAAGAGTATGATGGTTAAAGTCATAGTTACAAACAAGACTAATCCATACTTCTTCGATCTGTTCATAGACAAACTGGAGAAAGCTGGTCTGAACGAGATCCAGATCGTAGAAGATCATATGAATCTTGGTCTAATAGAAGATGATTCTATCGTAGATGAAGCTGAGTCAACACTTGATATATTCAAGAAACATATACAGCAAGTAAACGTTCCTAATCTAGACAAAGAAAGATTAGAAAAAACTATAGTTGATCTTTATCAAGAGGCTTTGACAGTTGAATGATTATGTTTCGAAAGTTACGTTGGAAGAACTTTCTAAGTACTGGTAATATCTTTACTGAAATCGATCTTAACAAAAACTCTACTACACTTATAGTCGGCGAGAACGGGGCTGGTAAATCTACTATCCTTGACGCTCTTACGTATTCTTTGTTTGGTAAACCGTTTCGAAAAGTCAACAAGCCTCAACTAGTAAATTCTATCACACGTAAAGACGCAGTAGTAGAGATAGAGTTTGATATAGGAAAAACTTCATATAAGATAGTTCGTGGTATGAAGCCGAACGTGTTCGAAGTCTATCAGAACGATACTCTATTAAATCAGTCTGCAGAGATGAAAGATTACCAAGAAATACTTGAGAAGCAGATCTTGAAGCTTAACTTCAAGTCTTTCTGTCAAGTAGTAGTATTAGGTTCTGCTTCGTTTGTTCCGTTCATGCAACTTACTGCTAGTCAACGCAGAGAGATTATCGAAGATCTACTAGATCTACAGATCTTTACTACAATGAACATGTTGTTGAAAGATAAGACTGCTTCTAATTCTGAGAAGCTAGCAGATGTATTATCAGAACAGAAACTTATCTCTGAGAAGATAAAGATAATCAAAGAACATCTGCTTGAGAAGCAGACAAACAACGAGAAGCTTATAATCGATAAGCTTGATATCATCAAAGATACTGAAGAGAAGATCGAAAGTTTAAACAGTTCTAAGAAAAAACTGATCGAACTGTTTAAACTTTTAGAAGCTAAGAAAGAAGATGAAAACAAGATCTCTTCTCGTATCGAAAAACTAAGTCAACTTCGTCATAAGATAGAAGCTAAGCTTGCTATATTAGACAAAGATGTGAAGTTCTTCGAGAAGCATGATAACTGTCCTACGTGTAAACAGATTATTGAAGAAGACTTCAAGCTTTCTACTGTTTCTAACAAACTGAAAGAAATAGATGAGATATCTTCTGGTTTAGAAAAACTATCAGAACAGTACGACGAAGCCAACTCTCGTCTTAAAGATATCATGGGTATAGTCGATCAGATCAACATCAATAAGATGGAACAGTATAAGATCGATAACAATATAAGTTCATTGATAAAGTATCGTGATCAGCTCAACAGCGAGATAGACAATATAAACACATCTCAGTCTGTCGATGAAGACACTAAGATGACTGATCTAGAAGCTGAGCTAAACGATGTAGCAAAGAGATACAATGAAGTATCAGAACAAAAAAATATATACTTAGCTATGACATACTTGTTAAAGGACACTGGTATCAAAGCAAGGATCATCAAACAGTATGTCCCAATTATTAATAATCTTATCAACAAGTATCTTAGCGCTATGGACTTTTTTGTTCAATTTGAGTTGGATGAAGAATTCAATGAAACTATCAAGTCAAGATTCCGTGATGAGTTTAGTTATGCATCTTTCTCAGAAGGAGAAAAGATGCGAATTAATCTTGCTATTCTTTTCACTTGGCGTGCTATTGCTAAACTTAGAAATTCTGTTAGTACTAATCTTCTCATAATGGATGAAGTAATGGATGGTTCTCTTGACTCAAACGGTACAGAAGAGTTCTTGAAGATACTTATGAACTTGACTACTGATTCGAATACTTTCATCATATCTCATAAGATAGATCAACTCTATGATAAGTTTGCAAACATCATAAAGTTTGAAAAACATAAGAATTTTAGTAAGGTTGCTTGATGTGGAGACTCTGGGCAAAAGCGCTCGGCGAAAAGACCGGTACAGACGATAGAGAAGCAGATACTGTAGCTATCATAAGGACTTTTATCTTGGTAACTTCTGTACTAACTAATATATTCATCGTAGCTGGAGTGATAAGACATTGGAACTAGTATCAGAAAACGACCCAATCCTGAAAACTGAGTGTAAGGAATTTGATTTTGCAAATCCACCGTTCGAACCCGTTGAGTTCTCTCGTGAGCTTGTTAAGTTTATGTACGATAACAACGGTCTTGGTCTCGCTGCCAATCAAGTTGGAGTACCCTACCGTATTTTTGCTATGCGTGGTGCTCCCGAGAATTTTGTTTGTTTCAATCCCAAGATCGTTACACCAAGCACTGATAAAGTGCTCTTGGAAGAAGGATGCTTGACATATCCGGGACTTCTTGTTAAGATAAAGAGGTCTCAGCATGTAAGAGTTAGGTTCTCAACTCCAAACGGAGACACTAGAACTGAGACTTTTACAGGTATGACTGCTAGAATATTTCAGCATGAGCTTGATCATCTGAACGGTACAGTGTTCTATACAAGAGCTAACACGTATCACAAAGAACAAGCTTTCAAGAACAGAAAGAAGTGAAGATGAATATCTTTTATATCGATGAAGATCCTGTGCAAGCTGCACGTTGGATGGTGGATAAGCACGTCGTTAAGATGATCCTCGAGTCGGCTCAACTCCTGTCGACCGCTCATCGTGTTCTAGACGGCATGGAAACAGTTGTAGTTAATCCCGAAACTAAACGAAAAATTAAAAGATGGATCCTACCAGATTCTCGTGAGAGTATTTTGTATAAGTCTACACACGTGAATCATCCTTCAGCTGTGTGGTGTCGTGAGTCTGTTCATAACTATATCTGGTTGTCTGATCATCTGATGGCTTTACTAGACGAGTACACTTATCGTTACGAAAAACGTCATGCTTGTTCTGAACTAGCTTTCTATCTTCAGTCACCTCCGTTCAACCTCAAAAACTACGATCGTACACCGATGCCTTCAGCTATGGCAGACGAGTACAAGCTCAGCGATGATCCGTTGACAAATTATCGAAACTATTATAAGATGGGTAAATCAAGTCTCCATAGGTGGACTAAGAGGCCTCAACCAGAGTGGATAAATGGATAAATCAACTACAGAGATTCAAAAACGAATGAAAGAACTCATGATGCCGATCGATCAGCAGATAATGATGTGTGATGATCGACATGAGATATTGATGCTAGCATGTGCTATGCTACAGCGCGTGACCGAGATGCTAGATAGTCAACTTGGTGAAGACGGTCGTAAAAAGATGTTTGAGGTATTAGCATGAGTAATGATTGGGTAAGAGATATCGAAGATATGCATCGTCATTACGGTGCTAACGAAGTTGTTCAGAAGATGGACAACGAGACTCTCAAGAAGTTTTTAGAGTTTCGTGTCAAGTTCTTGCGTGAAGAGCTCACAGAACTTGAGACAGCTGATAACGCTGCAGATGTGGTCGACGCTCTTATCGATCTCTGTGTTGTAGCTATCGGCACACTAGATTCATTCCAAGTCCTGCCATACAGGGCATGGGATGAAGTCTTGAAAGCCAACATGAACAAGAAAGTTGGTATCAAGCCAGAGCGCCCTAATCCGCTTGGATTACCGGATCTGATCAAGCCGGAAGGTTGGACTGCTCCAGATCATAACTTGAATGTCGGTCTCTTATACAAAATATTTGATTGACATTTTTATAGAAGTAGAGTACTATTAATCATCAATCAGCAATAACGCTGGTTGTAAATCAACAATCGGAGATCAAAAATCATGACAACTAATATCGAACAGACTGGTGCATTGGGTGAGAAGCTTGTACTTAAGTATCTGAGTACACTTAACGAGTACAATAAAGTTTATCTCAGCGATAATGTCTATGATATGCATAAAGATATCGTAGCAGAGTCCAACACCGGTAAGTCTCTAAAAGTAGAGTGTAAGACGCGCACAGTCATTCGTAAGTACTGTGCTATGCCTCTAGAGCGCAGTCAATGGTATAAAGCCGATAACTGCGATAAGCTTTTCTTTATAAGCAATCCCACAAGCTTAGATGAACCAATCAGCATCTACGAGTCTACTGGTGACGATTATTTTGTCGTCCAAGAGTTTGGACCTCGTAAAGCTGAAACGCGTATGTATGACTTGACAAAAATGAAGAAAGTCTGTACTGTATCAGATCAGAGTATCATCGATAAGATGTACAAACTTTCTATCTCAACTTATAAGCAATGAGGTCTTAAATGAACGAGCGCGAATCTGTAAAAGTTCTGTACGAGTGTATCGATTTGCAGAATGAGAAGTCTCAGGACTATCAAAATCCTGATTCTGATATTGTACAAGCTATGCACTATCGTCGTGGTATCGATACCATTCAGGACATCCTTCAGTCTAAGTTGTATCGTGCTCAGTCTCTTCTTGAGTCTGGTAATTCTGACAACGCAAACTTCGAGTCTCTCGAAGATAGCTACAAAGATATGATCAACTACTGTTCGTTCGCTGTAGCTTGGTTGCGTGGTGGAATTCCGGGTCAAGATGTGACACGTGATATCTTCAACAGAAAGATTCCAACAGATGATGCGCAGTAATAACGTTAAAGATGTTCGCGACGAGTTTATCTATCTCAAGAAAAATGAACTCTTCGTGACAGATAAGACTGGTGTAAAGATGCTAGAGATTCGTTCTGCATCTTTCATCGCTGATGAAGCTTCTATCTTTGGCACAGTCAACGAAGACTATGTCAAGCGAGAGCTTGAATGGTATAAGTCTCAATCTTTGAACGTTAACGACATCCCAGGTGGCCCTCCGGCCATCTGGAAACATGTTGCTGACAAAGATGGATACATCAACTCTAACTATGGTTGGTGTGTATGGTCCGATGAAAACTACTCTCAGTTCATGAATGTGCTTCGCGAGCTAAAAGAGTTTCCGGAATCTAGACGTGCTACCATGATCTATACACGTCCGTCTATGTGGCGTGATTACAGGCGTAACGGTCGTAGTGATTTCATGTGTACAAACAGCGTTCAGTATCTTAATCGTTACGGTAAGCTCTTCGCTGTAGTTCAGATGCGATCCAACGATGTCGTGTTTGGTTACAAGAACGATTACGCTTGGCAGTCTCATATCTTGGATCTTCTATGTGATGATCTCAAGCTTCTTCGTGGTGATATCTATTGGAATGTAGGAAGTTTACATGTCTATGAAAGACACTTCGAACTGGTCGCGTAAGTATATCAAGCTAGCTAAAGAGATATCGACTTGGTCTAAAGATCCTTCTACTAAGATCGGCTGCGTTGCTGTAGGTCAACACGGTCAGATCCTTTCACAGGGATACAACGGGTTTCCAAGAGGTATAGAAGATAGCACTGAAAGATTGAAAGTTCGCGAAGAGAAGTACAAGTTCGTTGTACACGCCGAGCAAAACTGCATCTACAACGCTACGTTGAACGGGGTCAGCCTTAACGGTGCTGACCTTTACGTCTATGGTTTACCAGTTTGTTCTGAGTGTGCCAAAGGTGTTATTCAAGTCGGAGTGAAGAGAGTGTTCATGTGCTTTCCAGAAGATATCTCTGAAAACTGGAAAGCATCGATGAAACTTTCTACTTCTATGTTCGACGAAACAAACGTAGAATGGAAACAAATTGGA